AACAACTTAGCGGGGCTTTTAGGAGCATTCCAATACGCTGCCTCGTTTGGGGCGCAGATCTACCAAAACTACACAGACATTACCAACCAGATTGATTCCATATCTGATTGTCTAGATAAGTTTAACAAACTTCAGTCCTTCCAGTCGGGAACCTCGGCTGATGAGAAAGCTACGTTATCTTCTGCTCAGGCCGATGAGTTGTTTAATACTGTTTATGCTGGAGATAAAGCTAGGCTTGAGTCTGCTTCGGAATTTATGTCTAAGTGTACTGAAAAGATATCAGAAATTAATACAATTCTTGAAGCGCGAGCTAATGATCCAAGCCTAGAACCTAAGCTTCTAAACTCTAGAGAGTTAAACCCTTTCCTAGATAAAACTAATTTTAAGCGAGTCTCTCTTCAAGACCCCGAGGCGGGTCGAGAGCAAGATGAGGTTTTCAGATTAACGTATGGTCCCCCTGTTTCGGTGGAAGGTCAATATGTGCTGACCTCTGACGGGCTATATTATGATTCTCAGTCTGGAGGGCTGGATCCTGTATTTCTAGCTATTTCGGGAATTGTTCCATTGGGGGATCGCTGGAAGTATGAGTATGATCCAAACCTAGGCGGTAAGGGCCAAGCAGTGTCTATTAAATCACTTAATAAGTTTACTGATAATATGTTCGATCCTGAGCGTATTGATGACAGCAAAGGACTTCAAGTTTATTATGATGAAGATCACTTCTTGTCCGTGCTTAAACAGCAGAGAGATAAACATGTTTACGACCTTTCGGCAGATTTAGTAAACTTTATTGGTGAGTTTGGTGAAAACTCTTCGATTGTAAAAAATCAACGAAATTTGATAATTTCCGATATAGCGAATCACAATAGCAAAATAAACAGAAGAAAAAAACAGATTGAGGTTGCTGTTAAAGCTCCTCAAGTTTATGGAGAAAGTAGGCAACCAAGATTTGCTCCTGGAGATATACCTATTAATGATTTTTCTTATCTGGCAGACTATAACTTAGAGGTTGATTTTGAAAAACAAAACTCTTTGATATTTAATCAGGCCGATGTGAAGGGTATTGTTCTGCCTATCAACGCTAGGTATGCAAAAACAAGCGCAAAACCCCCATCGTTATCGCTTGATCAGTTAAATGTTCCTACTGTAGGCAAGGGTAGCATATTGTACGCCCCGTCCTCAACACAAGCAGGTACGGTGCTATCTTTAAACGATCAAATAGTTTCTGATGGGATGTTTGCAATTTATAATTTCTTAGAAACCCAAGTTGAGTTGCCGTCCTCTTTAGATTTCAATGTAACTAATTGCGCTACAGAGGACATGTACAATAATGCACAATTAGTATCTCCCTCAACTCGAAGTGTTTTTGTTTCTGGTTTAGCAAGTCCTTATTTTGAGGGGATTGTTAAAAACAAATCTAGTGATAAGTTTGCAGCCTCTGCTATGGGGTCATATCTAAAACTTCCCGATAGCCAAGAGTTCCAAAATTTAACATACTCATCCACAGGATTTTCAATTGAGTGCTGGGCACATGTTCCCGATATTACAACCCCAGCAGTGGGGTGGTTGAGTGGTTCTGTTTCTTCTTTAACTAAAGTTCTATTGGCAAGTGAAAATGTAGGATCCATGTCTGGAGTATCAGCAATAGATCACACGGGGGCTGAAAGAGATTTAGATTATTTAAAAAATAATAGAGGGGAAGATTTTGCAAGAGGCATGGTTTGTGGGTTTACCAGAGATAGAAGGATTACGCAACCTCAGATAGGATATAGTAATAGTAATTTTGATAATGATCCAGTATCGTCTCTAAGTTTCTTTATAGCTCCAACCCAGTCTAGGGACCTATCTTCTGCATCTTGGATTAACAGTGATGATTGTCAAGATATAACAACCTTCCATAAGATGAAGGTGGATTTATCTTCTACAGGCTTCGGAAGTGTGTCCTCTCAGTTTGTTTTGATTGACATAACATGTGATCCTGTTAACGATGAGATCAAAATGTATGCAGATGGATCTTTAGTGGCTACATCATCTGTATCTAATGTATTTGGAACTGAGTTAGGAATTCCTCCAAGTTTACCCAACTTTAAGAAAAATGATAGTTTTGAGTATTCTTCTACAACTGTTGATGGCCCTGAGGAATTAAAACAAGGTCCAAGACTGTATCCTTTCTACACCCCATGGATTGTGGGAGGAGGCTATACAGACGGAATGTACAAATATGGAAACTTCTTAGGAGGCAAGCAGGTTGAAGCTTCGCGTGGAGGATTTACTAGTGGCCTTCGTGGTCATGTAGGAAGCCTGAAGTTTTATTCTAGGCCCCTAGATAGTAGTGAAGTTTTACAAAATTATAAAGCTCAAAAGGGCTTCTTCAAAAATATTAAAATGTAATGGCTGCTAATCAAACAGTTTCCGTTTACGGAAAAATTCCCCCCAGATACATAAGACAAGTCCCCACTTCTAAACGGCAAGAGGTGTATGGCTTGGGCTTCCCTTTGGGGTCTGCTAACGATGGTGGAATTTTTTCAAAAAAAACAGGAGTAGAGATGATTAGAGATGCAGTCGAACAACTCCTTCTAACTGAACGAGGGGAGCGACTCATGCTCCCCAATTTCGGATGTAATTTAAGAAAATTTCTTTTTAGTCCTCTAGATGAAGGAACTTTTGAGGGAATTAAACGGGAAATACAATACTCATTTAAAAAATATATTGTTGGGGCGCACATCGCCAAACTAGCTGTATTTCCTTTAGGAGAAGCTGGCCCAGCAGGAGGAAACTCACTAAAGGTAGTACTATCTCTAAAACTAGATACTGCTGATTTGGAAACATTTGATGTTGAGGTAGATATATCATGAACTTTTCGGGAACTGTAGCATCGGACTTTATGAAGTTAGCAAATATCCCTGCTGACAAAAGGCCCTCACTTATTAACTTTGCAGCAACAGATTTTCTTACTTTAAGAAACTCTTTGATTGATTATGCTAAAGCGGTGTATCCTACCGACTATAAGTATTTTGTAGAATCTGATTTAGGGATGATGTTTATTGAACTTGTTGCTTATATGGGATCAGTAATGTCCATGAAGGCAGATATGCTTGCTAATGAAAACTTTTTAGCTACTGCAAATCAAAGAGCAAGCGTTAAAAAATTATTACAATTAATTGGAATTAGAATGAAAGGTCCACTTTCTTCTGCGGCAGACGCTAAGTTGACCACCACGATTGCCACCGCTGCCCCAAAACCGTGCATTATTTCCGCTGCTAACAGAGTTATTGAAACTTCATCCCCAGAGGATGGAGGTGCGCTCACCTTTACGCTGTATAAAGTTGTTAATGGTTTAGTAGATACTGTTAATAGTACGGGAGATATTTCCCTAGCGCATACAGAGGCTATAAGCGCAGACAAAAAGGTTTTTGAGAACTTAGTTCTACAAGAAGGTGCATTAGTTAAAGATTCAGGAAGCTTCGCAGCCACTGAGGGCGTAAAGACTATTCAACTTACTCAAGGCCCAGTTGTAGAAGGTAGCGTCCAGGTGTACGTTACTGCTGATACCGCTTCTATGGCGGGAGCTTATACAGAAGTCCCTAATGTTTACTTTGCTTCTGGGACCTCGGATAAGATTTTTGAAATGGTATATGACGATAACTACCAAGGGACCATCGTTTTTGGAGACGGGAGTGTTGGAGTATCCCCAGAGGACACAGCAGCGTATACAGTGTTTTATAGAGTTGGTGGAGGCACTAGAGGTAATATAGCTAAAGATTCCGTAAATACATCAGTTTCTGTAACGGTAGGCACCGCAGACACGGCAACGCTTACAAATACCTCCAAAGCCACAGGAGGATCAAACGCAGAGACACTTGATCATGCAAAAAAATACGCACCACTAGAGTTTAGACGGCAAGATAGGTTAGTGACACTAGAAGATTACTCCGTTTTTTCTAACGCTTTTATTAGCACTTTTGGTACAGTTGGGAAAGCTAACGCAGCGGTGCGCCAAGCATACTCCTCAGCTAATGTAATTGATATTTATGTGTTGGAGAAAGCTTCAGATTACCAACTACAGAGAGCTACTTCTAACTTTAAGACTCAACTTTTAGATGCTATTAATAAAAAGAAGATGGCTACGGATGATGTCGTTGTCGTAGATGGGCTAATTAGAACCTTAGATTTAGTTACTACAATTAGAATTGATAAAGCAGAGGAAGAAAATCAAGATCAAATAAAAGCAAAAGTTCGAGATAAAATCTTAACATTCATGAATGTAGACAATCGTAGCTTTGGGGAAAATTTTAGTGTAGCAGAAATCAATAGACAAATTTTTGAAGTTGAAGAAGTTCGGTATTCCACCATTGATAATGTGGGGCAAGACGTTTCCGTAGACTTTAATGAGATTATTCAATTGAATAATCTAACAATTAATATAGAATTATTAGATTAATGGCCGACAGCAAGTACACACCTAATCCAAGAAAGTACTACAAAACTAATTTTGTAGAACTTATTGAGCTTATTACTCCTGAGGTTTACCAGACGAAGGATTTGGAGCTTAGTGGTACAGAAATAAACCCAGTTTCCCAGGTGATTAATTCTCACCTTAATGTTGCAAATAATATTAGTACTGTCATCCCCCTGTCAGCAGTAGAAGACACACAGACAAGTACTATAAACACCATCTCTGGTATTTCTCAGTATTTTGTAAAACAAAACAAGTTAACCAACATTAGCCCTTTTGATTTTGAGAGCAAGATTTTGCTTCCGTTGGGTTCTTCGATAGCGTCATTTGATACAAGTTCAGAGTTTAACTCCTTCTTGTCTGGAACCCTATTACCTATGATTATTCCAGCGGCAGGGGTTGCCAACCAATTAAATGCCAATATAACTACACTATCGTCTCTAACAAGCAATTCATCACCAAGTAGTGTTCATAATTATTTAGTAGATTCCTTAGGGTGGTTTTATTTCTTAAATACCTCTGCAATCGGAGGATTAGATTACTCGCCTTCAAGCTATGTTCTTAGTTCTTTAAACACTTTGTACCTCGGTAAAACACTAGAAACTGTTGATGGTGTTCGGGGTTTAGTAGAGTATTTATGGAAAAACCATGAGACTTGTTCTTTCGGTGGTTATATACCTACTAACTTTGTTTCTGGTTCTGCTGATGCTATCCTGGCGGCTAGTGCTGGGGTTGTTGCTACTTACACAAGTGGAAATCAAAAGCTAGATGCTTTACAAACATTGGTAGACGTTGTTTATTCTCCACTTTATATTGACGAACAGGATTATACAGTTAAGAGTGCATTTGATAGTTACATAGATGCTGCTATAGAGTTGGATGATCTAAAATCGAAAGGTCCTTATAGAAAATTTACAAATCTACTTGGATTCAATTTAGCTGATATAAGTGATCAAATAGATAACCTCGGATTAATTTATGATATTGAAAATTGTCATAGCGAGAACTTACAATATATCGCTGATTTAATCGGGTTTAAACTCAGGGGCAACTCTTCGGCTAAGTGGAGGCACCAGCTAAGAATTGCTATGGATTTATACAAGTCTTCTGGAACTTTAAAGGCTATTCAAACTGCTATCAACGCACTTATTACAGATTCAGTTTTTGATGTGTCGGGCAAGGTCGATGAGTTGTGGGAGTCTTATATTCCTTTCTTAATTTGGTATGCTTTAGGCACAGAATCCCCAGCGTTTAAAAGTCTTGATACTTGGACCATGGGACTGGCAGAACGAGCAGGAGTCTTCTCCTATAGCACAAGCAGTCTAGAAGATAATATAAAAATTGTTGTAGATAATATTCTTTTAGATTTATATAAAGCTTTTCCTGATAACTTCCTTTTTCACGGAGCAAAGTTCGATTGTCCAAGACTTGTTGTTGTCGATAAGGATGGGTGCGAGCAGGAATTATACACTATTGTTGGGGACCCAGCAATGAAGCCATTTCATTCTCATGCTATAGATAGCAACGGGTTTCAAGCTAGAAAGCAGGATGCGAAGTTGTTCGGGGAGAGCAAATCTTTCCGTGCTGCAACTGGGTTCGGAGCATTGGGTTCGGGGGTTTACATGGCAGGTAGAGAACACCCGTCAGATGGTAGCCGACCTGTCTACCTTAAGCCAAAGGGTGATTTAAATTTCTTGTTTAATTATCGAGAAAAGAAAAACTACCCTATGCCCCCATTCGAATCGTTTAAATACTATAGGGATTGCACAGTTACTGCTGATATGGTTTCCCTTTTGGTTGAAAGACTTAAATGCTTTAGAGTGAAAGAATCTTTCGCTGATGAAGTAGGAAATTATATCTTAAGCAGTGCGGTTACAGATGAATCTGATCTTGGGGCGTTGAATGAATTCTTAATGCTCTTTAGTTCAGTTCAAGTTCCGTCAAATTTTAACGATGTAATGCTTAGTATTTCAGACTATGAGAAAAACCTTCTTAACTTATGGAATGGAAAATCATCACACTTATTTATTAACTTTGAAGACACAGACTTTGATTTTGCTAAGACTACCTTGGAAGGTGATGGAAAGTATGCTTTGTATGAGGCATCAAGAGTCGCAAGGGAGTATTCCCCTGCACACGCTATTACAAGAGTAAATCTCACTAGTAGTGCAATAGATACATATACAGCCTCTAGTGCTAAATTTGATTATATAGGATTGGATAAAGATGATAGTAGAGCTTCTTACACTTCAGCCTCTGTTTTAGGAAACTTTGAATGGAGTGGAACTCTGATGGGGTTTGCAGGGGGAGGTGGAGATTCTAATCTAAACTCTAGTGGGGGCGGTGGAGGCTTAAACACCTTCAAGCGAAGAGATGTTGATAATATATTAGACACACTTCTAGACTCAACAACTGTGGCAGCAACCGCGATCTCACCCGTTTCGAGGAGAGCCCTAAGAAGACGAAACTTGAAGTATCTCCTCCCCCATGAGGGATACTACGACAGGACGGGCTTCAATGGCCCTGTAAGCTACGATCCGTCAACAGTTGAGTATTCACAGGCATCATCTCTCGGAGAGCTTACGCTGGGTTACGTTGCGTCTGCTGGCAAGTTCCATCCGATAGCTAATGCCATCTCTCCATCAGGAGTGTGGGATGAGTGCGAGACTCTTGATTCCTCTAGAAGTTTTTCGGGAGTTGATACTAGCACTACATTCCCATACAGAGGGCTAAGTTCACTGGGATCAAATAATAAAGGAATAACAGAGGGATCTTCCACGGCACGATATGTGGATAGGGGTCAAGTTCCTGATATATACAACACAATGCATGAGCTTTATGAAGCTAAAGCTCTTGACAATGGGTTCCAAATAGTATCCTCAACATCAGCTTATGACGCAGATGCGTATTGGAAGAACAATGCACAGAGCTTGGCTAATTCAGCTATCGCTAGTGGGTATGTATTAAATTCCTTCGCAGACTACGAGAATTTTAAGTTTGGAGTTGGGCTCCAAGAAACTCACCGAGACTATTGTAAGTATTTTGCAAAACACCCGTTGGGGTTAAATGAAGTAGCAAAGACAGGTGGAAATATTATTGCACAAGTTTTTGGAAAGGGACTGTTTAATTGTGATTTCTCGGTCGATGGAGCATCGGTAGGAAGCATGGTGTCTCCGACAATAAACGCAAGTGCTATTAACACACAAAGCGTATGGAATTTAACTCCAGAAGCTATGAAGCACGGAACAATTGGAGCCAGCGGAATAGGGGATTGTGTGGTTCCCTTGTCAGGAACCTGGGTGTATGAAAATGTTAATAATGCAGAATATAGAAACGCAGACATATTAAGCGGTATTGAATTCTGTGATATTTCGGGGGCTCCTGCTGCAAACCAGTTTACTATATTCAAGCTAGACCCATCTAATGCGGTAAAAGGCATGGATAATCCTCTAATTAATAATACGGTTATTAAATGTAAGTCGGTAGGGGGTCTTCCGAGACTTAGGTTTGATCTGTCCGCATACGGAGATAGAAGAAATTACTTTATTAAAGATCATAAGTTTAAGTTGGGAGTAAAAGCTTT